GAGAGGAGCTAATGCTCTCTTTTTTTTACTATTGACTATAAGTAATAACTAATAACATAAAAAAATGAAAAGATTAATAAACTTATTTGTTTATGCTTGGATTATTCTCTGCATAATATACTACTGGAACTGCTAATTAGTTCCTTTTTTTACTAAAAGTGTATAATTATTGCGTATTGTAGTGTGAATAATATGCTATATCTCTAACTAATAATACCCTAATAATAACATATTATAAAAGAATAAATAACATAACTAACTGATAATCAATATGTTATTGAATATTTATCATTAAATATAAGTAATAATAACATATTCATACTGTTTAAGTGATTAACAACTAAATCAGTTATTGAGAGTGCGAAGTTATCAAATATAATTGACATTGTCAAGTCATTTAGCACAAAATACTAAAATTA